ATGATAGTCGACCGCAAAGACGGTAAATGGCGCGTCACACAGATGGCCTGTGGCTGTCATTGGCGTGCTGAGTTAACAGAAGGTAAAGGGGTATTTGCAGGCAAGGTAATCAGCCAGCAGATGAACAAAGACCAGTTTGAGAGGTGGAAGGATGAAGCACACGTTGAAGATTTATAAAGGAAGCGTATTACACGCTGCTTACATGGAAGCTCGGTTCAAAGACCGCACTGATAACCGGACCTTCAAACTTGAGGGTCACCGCTGGGCATACGAGCACACGGCATTTGATGATGATGGTGATTATGACCTCCTCTACCGCTTCACTGAAGATGAGCATGAAGCACCAGACACAACTGACTTGCGTGACACTTTCGCCGGAACGGCATTGATCGGTTTATGTGCCCACAACGACACATGGGGACTAGCAACTGATGCCGCAGTAGCAAATAAAGCCTATGCGCTAGCAGACGCAATGCTGGCAGCCCGCAGCAAGCAGTGAGTGACATCGCAAAGCGGTTATACGTGACCGCTTGACGATGGCGCCCAGTCATCAACCAACGCGCTTTAGACAAGGTGGCGTTGGCCGTTAATGTTCAGCTTGGCCTCTCCGGAGGCCTTTTTTATGCCCACAGGAGAGGAATATGAGCGAAACAACGGATATCGCAGTACTCGAAATTAAGCCGGAACAAGCGCCGGCGGTTTATGTGCCGAATGGTCTCGATCAGTACATTGAGCAGATTAAGCAGGCTGTGAATGAAGTCCCCGACCTGACCACTGCAAAGGGCCGCGCTCGGGTAGCTTCACTGGCAGCTCAGGTATCACGAAGCAAGACGGCCATTGAAAAGCCGGGGCGTGAGTATCTGAAGCGACTTAAGGAAGCTGTAAAGCCTGCTGAGGCAGAAATTAAGCGGTTCGTTGATGCATGTGACGAACTGCGCGATGCCACTCGCCAGCCACTAACCGAGTGGGAAGCTGAGCAGGAAAGGATTGCTGCTGAAAAGGCTGCCGAGGAAGAGCGCCAGCGCATCGCAGCTGAAGAGCTGGCCGCCGCTGAAGCGCTGAAAAAGCAGTTCGAATCAGATCACGAAATCGCACTTCTGCTTAATGACAAATTCGACCGGGACGCAGCTGAAGCAAAAGCCGAAGCAGAACGCCAGCGCGTTGCCCGTGAGGAAGAGATTAAGCAGCGGGCTATCGAGCAGGAACGCATTGAGGCCGAGCAGAAATCGCGGCAGGAACGTGAAGCAGCAACCAAGCGTGAAGCCGATTTAAAGGCAGCGGCTGAGCAGGCAGAGCGTAACCGTATCGAAGCACAGGAACGTGCTGAGCGTGAAGCTAAAGAGGCAAAGGAAAAGGCTGAAAGGGAAAAGCAGCAGGCTATCGAAGCAGAACAACTAAAGGCGCGGCAGGAAGCCGATCGCATTAAGCGGGAAGCCGAGCAGAAAGAAGCCACTCGCCTGGCTGAAGAAAAACGCATTGCCGATGAGGCAGCCGCCCGAGCTGCTAACGAAGCGCATCGCAAGACGATCGGCACCGCTGTAGTAAACGCCTTGATCGCCCATGCCGGACTGACTCGCGAAGATGCCATTGCAACACTGGTCGCACTTAAAGGCGACCTAATTCCTCATACCCGCATCACTTATTAATTCAAACTAAAGGACTCACCCATGCAACTTGCAACTGCTGGGGCTACCCGTGTGGGTGGCTCAAATTTCGACGCGTTTAAATCAATTCAGTTTCACCCAAAAAACATCCTGACCAGCGCCAGCTTCACTCCCCCGCCCCGTAAGAGCTGGCTGGATAAATTGGTTGAGTTCCTGCGCTCGGAGGGTAAGCCATGAGGCTCACTTTCAAAGACAGGCAGGAAATCGAAACCATCATCAAAGGATTTGGTGATGTTGAGCACGATCAGGTGCGGGAGATGGTCGAGCTGATTGTTGAACCTCTCAAACACAACCCTGTGGAAGCCGCTATGACGGTGTTTTTCTCCAAGCAAGGTGACGATATGGAAATGGTTGGCCGCGCTCAAGATGGTTCAGATGCTCAGGATTTGGCGCATAAATTCCTTTGGGATTACGTGACCAAAAACGAAGAGCAGCGCCTGGCTGAGTCAATCTGGAAGGGCAAGCACTCATATCGTGAGGTGGCCTGATGGAACCGGGAATGTACCTCGATATCAGCAACGAGGATTACCACTCAGGCGCCGGGGTTAGCAAATCTCAACTGGATGATATTGCAACTAACCCGGCCATTTACAAATGGCGCAAGGAAGCACCAGTAGATACCGAAAAGCTTAAGGCGCTGGATATGGGTACCGCCCTGCACTGCCTTTTGCTGGAGCCGCTGGAGTTCGACAAGCGATTCATTGTGGCACCGGAATTCAACCGCCGCACAACCGCAGGCAAGGAAGAAGAGGCGCGTTTTCTCAAGGATTGTGAAAACTCAGGCATGACAGTCATGGATGCGGAACAAGGCAGGAAACTGAAACTGATGCGCGAGAGTGCGCTGGCGCACCCGGCCGCCAGATGGCTACTTGAAGCAGAAGGACACTGCGAAGGTTCGATCTACTGGAACGATGATGAAACCGGTGAACTATGCCGCATCAGGCCGGACAAGTTCCTGACAAGCCAGCCGGTAATCGTTGACGTCAAAAAGGTGGCGGATATGGAGCGCTTCCCGCGCCACCTGGCTGAGTTCCGCTATCACATGCAGGACGCCATGTACCGCGAAGGTTATCTGCGACACTTCGGCGAATACCCCATGTTTATTTTCCTTTGCGTCAGCGAAACCATCGACTGCGGCCGCTATCCGGTTCGCACCTTCCAGATTCAGCCTGATGATACCGAAGATGGTTACAACCTCTTCCGTAACAGCCTGAACACTTATCACGAATGCCGGACTACCGATAACTGGGGCGGCATCGAAGAAATCACCCGCCCAGCCTGGGCGAAGAAAAAGGATTACTCATGAACAACGAAATCATCCACGCCCCGGCTAACGAGGCAGATACGAAAGCAGCCATCTTCAGCCCGTCAGGCCTGCAAAAGCTTCAGGCATTTGCAGCTGTCATGGCAGAAGGTAAAACGACTGTGCCGGCACATCTGGCCGGTAAGCCAGCTGACTGCCTCGCGGTGGCATTACAGGCTGCTCAGTGGGGGATGAACCCGTTCGCTGTGGCGCAGAAAACGCATTTGGTGAACGGCACGCTGGGATATGAAGCCCAGTTAGTTAATGCGGTAGTGACCAGCTCCACTGCCGTTCAGGGTCGATTCAAATACGAGTATGGCGGCAACTGGGATGCCTTCAAGCCCGGAGCGGCCAATGCCGCCAATGAGAAAGGCCTGTGCATTCGCGTGGGAGCTGTGCTTCGTGGCGAAACTGAAATCACTTGGGGCGAATGGCTATTCCTGGAATTCATCACAACCCGCAACTCCCCGCTTTGGAAGACAGCGCCAAAGCAGCAGATGGCATATCTGGTCGTGAAGTACTGGGCACGCCTCTACTGCCCTGACGTCATTCTTGGCGTTTACACCCCGGACGAGTTTGAGCAGAAAGAGCGTGTTGAGCGCGATGTTACCCCGGCACGCACCCGGCAGGATTTGAACAACTTGATCAACCAGAAGCCCGCCACGGAAGAAACCACAGCCCAGCAGCCAGCTGAACGTACGCCAGATGAGCTTCTTGCAGCTTTTACCGAAGCAGCCAGCAAAGCGATTGATGCGAAGGAACTGGACCGCCTCTATAAGTACGCCGCTAAGCGCCTCGCCAATGACACGGAAAAGTTGGATTTGGCTACTGACGTCTACAGCATTCGCCGGGATGAACTCACCGAAGCAGCGTAACTAATCTCCGGGCTGGTTGCGGCTGGCCCTCATTACGAAGCAACGAAACCAGAGCAGCCTGTTAGCAGGTGAAGAAGCGGATCATCGAGCATAGGCCATTTGTTCAGCTTGAGTGTGGCGAGGTAAGGCGGTAAAAATGTATCACTAATTCCACAAGATATAAGATGATCGAGAGGAAGAGAAATTGATCTCATCACGAATACTGGTTTTGCTTTTGCCGCTTTTTCTTACCGCTTGCATGTCAACGCCCAACGAGGCAAGGCGTGATGCTCCTGTATTTTCTGGCACGAGCGGAAAATCTCCTGATAGTCTCTCCGAATGTATCTATGAAGGATGGACGAATACCCGGGTGATGCTGGAGAGAGACAATACAACTCATACTGAGCGCTCGGGTGGGAGGGTAACTGTATTTACATGGAAGGACAGTATGTTTGCAGACATATTGTCAGAAAAGGGCGGCTCTCAAGTGAAATTCTATAAGACGTTCGGTATGGGATACACCGTTTCATCTAATAGGAATGATGTCGTAAAAGACTGCCTGTAATTTTAAATATGCTTCCAAGCGACCTCGCCCCAGCGGCGTTTTTATAAAACAGGATCATCAATCTCCTCGACCAACTCACTCCCCTGATTCTTCACACTACCCACGGACTTCGATACAGGATGCCAGATGAAGTCTTCTGAGGGTTTGGATTGCTCTTTGGCGATGTCCTGCGCCTCTTCAGAAGTGGTGCCGGGATTGAGCCAGTCCAGCACAGCGGATGTGCTCAGAACCAGCGGCCGGCGGTCATGGATGTCGACCAGACCTTTATCGCTGGCAGCGGTGACTATCACAAAGCCTTCGTTCTCGTTCTGCTTATCGTAAGGAGCTTTGCCGATCGCAGCGAAAAATATGGGCTTACCGGATTTGTGGTAGATAAAGTAAGGCTGTTTCTTGCTGCCGTCACGCTTCCATTCGTACCAGCCGTCAGCCATAACGATGGCGCGCCCGTTGTTCCAAAGCGGCTTAAACATGCGCCCGGTTGCTGCGGTCTCTACCCTGGCATTAATAAGCGGTGCTTTATCCCACCACTCGGGCCCATAGCTCCAGTGAACGGGGTCCAGATGAAGGGAATCATCACGCTGGTTCAGCAGAAGGACGGTGGTGCCCGGCGCCACGTTGTACCGGCCGATCGGCTCGGGGTCGTAAGCAATCTCCCGCTCTACTTCGTCGGCAAACTCTTTCAGGTATTCTTCGCGTGTTCTGTACTGCGTGAATCGTCCGCACATAGGCACCTCCGCTAACGAAAGATTAGCAGACAGGAGTGCATTGTGGGGGTGTGGAAAGAGTCGGTTGGGTGAGATATGTTAGTTATTCTGTAGTTAATCGATTTATCAGAAGGAGGATAAGGTTTGAGTTGGCATCATGGAGACTACATTAACCTGATCTCAGCAGTAGGAACTTTTGCTGCAGCTGTAATCGCTATGCTTGCTGCATTTCAAAGTAATAAAAGTGCAAGAGAATCCAGGCTTCTCCAGAAGGACTTAATGGCTCATCAGGAAGAGTTGCATAATTTCGAAAGAGAGAAGCATCTTTATGAATTGCTGCGGTCCGACGCAGATAGAGCTAATGATAATGCGAGGCAGGGATATCCAGCTGAACTTAGCTTTTCTCAAGCATCAAACCTAGCTCATTCTCTTGGCTCTGCCAGAAGCAGAATCTTGGAGGTATCAGCTGGCGATGAAAAAATAACTCTAAAATATATAAGGTACTTCCGTGATCAGCTTACAGAGGAAGTTAATGCCTATATGTGTGACATGGTACCGGCTTCAATAGACCGAAAAGAGCCAACAATGGAGCAAATAGAGGCAAGTTCACTATGGGCAGTATGTAGAAGATTTTTTCAGTTTCGATATTGTGATGATGAAGACCTTAGTGACGACGAAGATTAACAGAAACCTGCCTCGGCAGGTTTTTTTACGCCCAAATTTCGGAGGTAGAACATGTCTGACGAATTAGACCAGGCCGCTGAGCTTGAAGAGCTGGAAAGGACTATCGCTTTGGCTAACAGGAAGAAGCCGGAACCGCCGTCACCCATTTGCCGCAATGGCGATTGTGGAGAGCCATCTCAGCCGGGTGCGAGCTACTGCTGCCCGGAGTGCAGGAAAGATGATGAGCTTAATCAGTGGGCAGCCAAGCAGCGCCGTGTAGCGTGAGGATGTGCTATGTCGCCAGCACAGGAAAACGCGTTGAGGTCAGTAGCCCGCAAGTGTCGAGCTGAAATCCTCAAAGCCATCACCGGAAAACCCAAGTCAGAGCACGATCGAATTACCACCTTTCTGTTGGACAAACACACCAAACAAATCACCGCGCTGCCGCCAGGTAAGTTCTCAGCACGCCTGTGGCTGACCTATTACGTGCGCGTGGTGGATAAGGAGATGAAATCATGAGAGGACAGGATGAATGAGTTGGCTCTTTTCGCAGGCGCTGGCGGAGGAATACTCGGCGGGCACCTCCTTGGGTGGAGGACAGTTTGCGCAGTTGAACGTGATGCCTACGCCGCACAAGTTCTGGCGCAACGACAGAACGATAGATGCTTGCGACCATTCCCGATTTGGTCTGACGTCTGCAGTTTTGATGGAAAACCATGGAGAGGCATTGTTGACATCGTTTCTGGAGGCTTTCCCTGCCAGGACATTTCAGCAGCCGGCAGCGGAGCCGGAATCGAAGGAGCACGTTCGGGATTATGGAAGCAAATGGCAAGAATCGTCGATGAGGTTCGACCCTCATACGTCCTGCTGGAAAACTCACCTTTGCTTGTGGGAAGAGGACTTGCAATGGTCCTTGGTGATCTTGCCACGCTGGGGCTCGATGCGGAATGGTGTTGTATTTCAGCATCTGAGTGCGGAGCGTCCCATAACCGTGACCGGATCTGGCTTGGTGCCTACCCCAAGGGCGAGCATGGGCAGTCATGGAATAGCCTGGTGCAGAGCGAGAACGGGAGAGCACAGGCACAATTTGGAAGACTACCTTGGCTGGTTACACCTGCAAGCGGGCGGAGAAGAAATCCCTGGCCTGAATGCAGCCCCCGATTATGTAGAGTGGCTGATGATGTGGCCTTCGGGGTGGACCGACTTAAAGCCCTTGGAAATGGACAAGTTCCGCGAGTGGCAGCAACAGCATTCAGCATCCTGAAGTGATCACCCTCCCCCATATTCTCATCGCATTAGCATTCGTGATCGCCGCCTGGGCGATATTCAAAATACTCTGAACGAGGTCAACTATGGAAGCGTACTCACTGACGCTGGATGAGGCCTGCACGTTTCTCGGCATTTCCCGGCCGACCGCCAGCAACTGGATACGGACCGGTCGACTCACCGCGACACGTAAAGACCCCAGCAAAAACAAGTCACCCTATCTTGTAACCCGGCAGGCGTGTATTGCCGCCCTGAATAATCCGTTGCACACTGTCGCCGTGAGCGCGGGTGATGCACATGATAAGGAGAGAGCATGTCATTATTCCGCAGAGGGGATGTCTGGTACGGTAGCTACACAACGCCGGGCGGCAAAAGGATTAAGGAGTCTTTTGGGACAACGGACCGAAAGCAAGCTCAGGAGCTGCACGACCAAAGAAAAGCTGAGCTGTGGCGGATAGAGAAACTCGGTGATTTTCCTAGCGTGACTTTCGACGAAGCATGCATGCGCTGGCTTGAAGAGAAAGCACACAAGAAGTCGCTGGATGCCGATAAAGGCCGGATGGGATTCTGGCTGATTCACTTTGAGGGTGTTCTATTGAAGGACATTACCGAAGCGAAGATTTACACCGCTGTAAGCAGGATGAATAACAGGAAGTCTGAAGAGCGTTGGAGGCAGCGTGCTGCAGGGATGCAGAAGAAGGGAATCGATATGGGGGTTTATAAGCCGGAGCCGGTTTCAACTTCCACTAAGGCGAAGCACCTGGCTTTAATGAAAGCATTAATGCGGGCGGCGGAACGTGACTGGAAGTGGATAGAAAAAGGGCCGGTGATTAAGGTTCCTCAGGAAAGGAACAAGCGGGTTCGGTGGCTCGAACCCGTTGAAGCCCAGAGACTGATTGAGGAATGCCCGGAGCCACTGAAGTCTACCGTAGAGTTTGCGCTGGCAACAGGCCTGCGCCGCTCTAACATCGTGGATATGAAGTGGCAGCAGATAGACATGCAGCGCAAGGTGGCGTGGATTTATCCCGAGGACAGTAAGTCGGGCAGAGCTATTGGCGTAGCGCTGAATGACCTGGCATGTTCTGTATTGCGCCGGCAGATAGGGAATCATCAAAGCTGGGTGTTCGTACACACCTCGGCAGTTAAGAGAAATGACGGAACGCCAACGGCCGCGGTCAGGAAAATGCGGGTTGATTCAAATACTGCCTGGAGAGCTGCACTTGTTCGGGCGGGTATAGAGGACTTCCGTTTTCACGACTTACGACATACGTGGGCGAGTTGGCTTATTCAGGCAGGTGTGCCACTGTCAGCGTTGCAGGAAATGGGGGGTTGGGAAAGTATCGAGATGGTACAGCGTTATGCTCATCTGGCACCGAACCATTTGACCGAGCATGCACGTCATATTGATGCGATTTTTAGTGCCTCTGTCCCAAATCTGTCCCACAAGGAAAATTTGAAGTCAGGGTGAGTCTTGCAACTCATTGAAATATAATGGTACGCCCTACAGGATTCGAACCTGTGACCTACGGCTTAGAAGGCCGGTGCTCTATCCAACTGAGCTAAGGGCGCATTGGGAACTGCGTCGAATTATACGGTGCGCACCTGCTGAGTCAACGATTTATCGGGCGGAAGCGCTCTGTTGCTGCACTATTGAACAGTGAGCCTTGAAACTGTGCCTGACAGCAGCGTCCGCTTCTGACAAAATAGGCACCAATCCCCGTATTAACTCAACACAGATGGATCCCCTCTCTGATGGTAGCAAAGATTATTGACGGTAAAACGATTGCGCAGCAGGTGCGACAAGAGGTTGCGGTAAAAGTACAGCAGCGTCTGGCCGCTGGAAAACGCGTTCCCGGCCTGGCAGTTGTTCTGGTCGGTGAGAACCCGGCCTCGCAGATTTATGTTGGCAGCAAACGCCGTGCCTGTGAAGAAGTGGGGTTTCTCTCCCGCTCTTACGATCTGCCCGCCTCCACCAGCGAAGCCGAGTTGCTGGAACTGATCGATAAGCTGAATCACGATGGCGAAATCGACGGGATCCTGGTTCAGCTGCCTTTGCCGGCTGGTATCGATAACGTGAAGGTGTTGGAAAGCATTTCGCCGTCGAAAGACGTTGATGGCTTCCATCCGTATAACGTGGGCCGCCTGTGTCAGCGTGCACCTAAGCTGCGCCCTTGTACCCCGCGCGGCATCGTGACGATGCTTGAACGCTATAACATCGACACCTTCGGCATGAATGCCGTGGTGGTGGGTGCCTCCAATATCGTCGGTCGTCCGATGAGCATGGAGCTGCTGCTGGCCGGCTGCACCACCACCGTCACCCACCGCTTCACCAAAGATCTGCGCCACCATGTGGAACATGCCGATCTGCTGGTTGTCGCCGTGGGCAAACCGGGCTTTATTCCGGGTGAATGGATCAAACCGGGCGCAGTGGTGATTGATGTGGGGATTAACCGCCTCGAAAGCGGCAAAGTGGTGGGAGATGTCGACTTCGACGCCGCCTCTGAGCGCGCTTCTTATATTACCCCAGTACCAGGCGGCGTAGGCCCGATGACCGTGGCAACGCTGATTCAGAATACGCTGTACGCCTGCGAAACTTTTGATGATGGAGCAGTAGAATAA